TACTGCAAAACTTATTAACAATATTGATGAAGCTTTAGAGTCTATGAAAATGGATTCTTTTGCAAGAGGTGGAAGCATGGAAACATTAACTCAAAATATTAATGTAGGTGCTAAAACTTTAAGAGAATCTTTAAAGAAATCTTTAGATTCAATATCAGATCCTCAAGATAGACAAATGATTAATCAAGCGATTAGAAATATAAATGGATTAGCTGAAGAAGGTGTAATGAAAATTAAATCTGTTCCAAGATTACCACAACATGCAAGTGGTAGTGAATATGGAACTTATAGACTAGAAGGTGAAGTTGCTCCTGGCGAATTTGTCTGGCACTTTGGTGCAGGTAAGGCACCTGCAGGTCCTGGAAGACATTTAGATCGTTATCATTGGGCTGATGCTAAACAGCCAGTAGTGCATGCTATGTATGGTACCAGATATACACCCCAAGGGCAAAAAGTGATTTCCATTAACGAGATACAAGCTGACGTACAACAAGCAGTAACTAAAGATGTTTTAAAAAGTGGTAAGGTTAGATACAACCCTGAAGGCAGAGAAGTTTCTAATAGTTTAATTGTAGATAACATGAATGCACCTAGAGAAACTATTGAACGTTTAATGAAAAAAGGATTGTATATGACAGATGATGATAAATATCAATTATCTAAAGCTTTCAATCAATTAAAAGCAGGTAGAAAATCTTTAAGAGGAACAGATGCTGTAAACACTGAAAGCTTAACGGACTATCTTCCATTCTTTAACAGTAAGAACTATGCTGATCTTGCACTTAAAACAACTATTAAAGCTGCAGGAGATGAGGGTGCTCAGTGGGTAAGTGTTATTCCTGTTAATATGATTGCAAGAGGTAATGGTGCCGTAAAAGGTAACCAACAATTTTATGGTTATGCAACAGGCAAAGGTTTTCAGAAAAAAGGTGAAGCTATATTACCAGAGCTAATGAGAAAATTATCTAAACAATACAAAACAGAAGCAAAGACCATTCAAGTTACTTTATCTGATCCTAAAAAACCATATAAAATTGTTAGAACAAGAGATATTAAAAGATATGATGGGGATAAAAATGAGCCTGGTTCAACTGTAGAAACGTTTAAAGAAAAATACCATTCTAAAGCTTATAAAACAAAAGAAGATGCTATTAAAGCAGGATTTGAGGAATCTGAAATTAAATTTATTCCAGAAGGAGATCCGAATTTGTATATGAATACATATGCCTTGCGAATATCTCCAGATATGATACAAAAACCTATGAAGCTTTATAAAAAAGAGGGGGGCTTTATTGAAAATGTGTTTAGACCTTTATAAACACTCAATTGTTTGATAAACTTACGATATTATGGCTGAAGAAGATATTTCATTACAAGAAACAGAAGATTTAGAAGTAACTGACAAAGAGCAGGCTCCTGAAGTTATTATAGAAGGTGAAGAGGATATTTTAGAAGAAGCTCCTCAAGAAGACTTTTATAAAAACTTAGCTGAGGAAATGGACGAAAGACAGTTACAAGACTTAGCTAATCAACTTATTTCTGATTACAAAAACGATAAAGAAACTAGAAAAGACTGGGAAGAGTCTTATACTAAAGGTTTAGATTTATTAGGTTTCAAATACACACAGCAAACAAAACCATTCACAGGTGCTTCAGGAGTAACTCATCCTTTACTTGCAGAAGCCGTAACTCAGTTTCAAGCACAAGCTTATAAAGAATTAGTTCCAGCCGATGGCCCTGTCAAAGCACAGATCGTTGGTAAAAGAGATGCAGCTAAAGAAGACCAAGCTGAAAGAGTAAAAGAGTTCATGAACTATATGTTAATGGATAAAATGGAAGAATATACTCCAGAGATGGATCAATTATTATTTATGCTTCCATTAGCAGGTTCAGCATTTAAGAAAATAAATTACGATGAAGTTATGGGTAGAGCAGTGTCTAAGTTTGTACCTGCAGAAGATTTAGTTATTCCATATTACGTAACTAACTTAAATGATTGTGAAAGAATTACTCACATCATTAAGATGACTGAGAATCAAGTTAGAAAATCTCAGGTTGCAGGAGTATTTAGAGACATAGAATTAACAGAACCTGAATCTAAAGAAACAGATATTCAAAAACAATATAATAGATTAGAGGGTGTATCTCGACCATCTGAACAGGAACAAGATACTAGAAACATTTTAGAGATGCATGTTGATTTAGATATAGAAGATTCAGAAGAAGGAATTAAAATTCCATACATTGTAACTATAGATGAAACGTCTCAAGAGATTTTAAGAATTATTAGAAACTACAGAGAAGATGATCCAACTGCAAAGAAAATAAATTACTTTGTACATTATAAATTTTTACCAGGATTAGGTTTTTATGGTTTTGGTTTAATACATATGATCGGTGGTTTATCTACTGCAGCGACTTCTGCATTAAGACAATTACTTGATGCAGGTACATTATCTAACTTACCTGCTGGATTTAAGACCAGAGGAATGAGAATTAGAGATGATGATCAACCAATTCAGCCTGGAGAGTTTAGAGATGTAGATGCACCAGGTGGAAATATTAGAGAACAGTTTCAATTATTACCTTTTAAAGAACCTTCAGCAACATTATTTCAACTTTTAGGCTTCTGTGTTGAAGCAGGAAAACGTTTTGCAGGTATTGCAGACATGCAATCAGGTGAAGATGCACAAAATAGAGCTGTTGGAACTACAATTGCACTACTAGAAAGAGGTGCAAGAGTAATGTCAGCTATTCATAAGCGTTTATATTATGCTATGAAGCAAGAATTTAAGATTTTATCACGTGTAATTTCAGAATATCTACCTCCAGAGTATCCTTATGATGTTTATGGTGGTGAAAGAACGATAAAACAAACAGATTTTGATGACAGAGTAGATGTTTTACCTGTTGCAGACCCAAATATTTTCTCAATGTCACAAAGAGTGACGTTAGCACAGACACAATTGCAGATTGCACAGACAAATCCGCAAATTCATAACCTATATGAAGCTTACAGACGTATTTATACTGCATTAGGCACTAAACAAATTGATGAATTGTTAATTAAACCACCTGAACCTGAACCAAAAGACCCAGCAGTTGAAAATATGGAAGGTTTACAGATGAAATTACCTAAAGCATTTCCAGAACAAGACCATGAAGCACATATCGAAGCTCATAAAACATTTATGAAGAGCAGAATGGTACAAATTAATCCTCAAGTCTATGCTTTATTCCAAGGTCATATATCAGAACACATATCTCAAATGGCAACAATACAAATAATGCAAATTATGAGAGAAGATCCAGAGATGGCACAAATGGAACAGCAAGATCCAGAAGGTTTCAATCAAATGGCAGCATCTCAGATTGCAAAAAGAATAAATGTATTGACTCAGCAACTTGTTCAAGAAGAAGGTGGTCAGCAACAAGATCCTTTAGTTGCATTGAAACAAAGAGAGCTAGATTTAAAAGCTATGGACATTCAAATGAGAGCTCAAAGAGAAGAAGCGAAGTTAGATCAGAACCAAGAACAATTTGAAGATAGATTAGACTTCGATGAAGAAAAACTTCAAACTCAAGCAGCACTTCAACAACAAAGAAAGCAATAATGGGTAAGTTTAAATTTGCATTAGACATAGGTAAAAAACTTTTTCCAAACGCATCAAAGAAAATTCAAAAATTAGCTAAAGAAGAATACGATTCAGCTAAAATTAATATGTCAGGAGCTTCAGCAGAATCTTATGCTAGAGCTACTATAAGAGATAAATATAAAACCGACTTTAGTGGAATACCAAAGGTAGATAAAAAGAACCTAGGTGGAATATCTGGAGGAGTATCTTCAGGGCCGCCTCCAAAAAAAGGACCTAACTCACATGGAATCCAAATTAAGGGTTTTAAATTTTCAGGAATTAAATAAAAAAGAACAATTAATATTATTAGCTGGAATCTTTGAAGGTGAAGGTTGGTTCGGTATTAATAAAAAAAAGAATGGTTGGACTCCAGCTGCAGTTATGGAGATTCAAATGACAGATGAAGAAATCGTTGAAAAATTTAAACAATATTTAGAAGTAGACTTAACTATATACAAAAGAAAACATAAAGAAAAAGACTACCATAAGGATGTATATAGATTTACTATCAAAGGCCACCGTGCTTTACACTTTATGGAAGAGATGCTACCATATTTAGGAATAAGGAGAAGAGAACAGTATTATGCCGTGGTTAAATCTATTGGGAATGGGCCTAAAAACTGGAGCCCACCTATATGCCAATCGTCAGAAGACGAAACAAGCAATGTCGGATGCACAGCTAAAGCATGCAGAAAAAATGCGAGCGGGAGAGATAGCATACGAAGGTAAATTATTAGAATCAAGAAATTCGGACTGGAAAGACGAATTTATTTTATTATTGCTCTCGGCTCCGATTGTAATGCTTTCAT